GTAGGCCGCCAGCGTCGTCGCTATCGACATCGTGATAATGCTTAACGAGATTAAGGACTTGGAGCGTGTTGTCAACTTTTCTAAAGTAGACCTTGTCTTGGCCGACCGTTGCATCGCTGGACGCGGCCGTTGCTAGCATTAATTTGGGCGTGTTTACGGCCCCCAGGGCCTTTATTTGGTCCCCTGTGCCCGTGTAAAACAAGCGGGGATTTAGAAAGTTCGGACTAAGGCCCGACTTTTCGACGACAAGTGACAATTACAGCCTTTTAGGTGACCGCTCCCTATCTGAGAGATAAGCGCAAAAGAGGCTACCGCAGACGTGCGTGTGTGCCGTTGCGCGCTAGCTATGCGAGAGGCAGTACCCCGCGTTAGCGCTCTGGCCTAGCGAGATGTTGCTTACCGAAAATTTGTTTGCGTAGAGGTAGCCGACCTGTGCTGCTGTGAGAACGATGTTGTAAAGCCTCGGGTCATACATTAGCCCATTATAGCCGCCGTGTATGGTCGAATGCGGGACGCCAGGAGCGCCGGCGTCAGTGTCGTAGCAGACCGGGTCAAAGCAGATCGGATCGAATGGCGCTGTGCCTGGCAGTATGTCGAGGTAGTCGCCCGCATCGAACGACCCACGGTCAAAGCCGAGATAGTCGTACGCAGCGCCCAGGCCGTACTCGTTGCCTGGTATGGTCACATTGTTGAATCTGCCGATGTGCAGGTCGTTATCCGTCGCAGAGGGGTAGCCGTAGGCCAGGGCGGCCGATATGCCTGTCTCGACGTTGTTAACGTAAAGCAGCACTCCCGTTCCGGTAAAGACGGCGGCGATGTCGTACCACGTACTAAGGCTGAGAGCGTTCGATCTGCGCATGTAGCTAGTCCCGGCCTTTTTGACTTGAAACCTGAGATTGCCGGCAGTATCGACGAAAAGACGCCAGGCGTTATTTGCGTCGTCTGCTTTGGCCGCTATCGTGTTCTGTGTTGCCGATGTCCCTGCTACGCTGTCGTAGTTGACTGCTGTATCATCTATTTGTGTGGAAAAGCTCTGGGTGTTTATACGGAGGCAGAAGCTAAAGCCTGAGCCGATTCTGATCTCCGCATTGTCGGCGACGTCCACGTACGAGGTAGACCCGTCGAAATCTATGGCCCGGACGCCCCCTATGAGCTGGTTGCCATTGCCCGTCGGGCCTGTAACTAGAGTGCAGGCGCCCCTAGTGTGACCAGTGTTACCCATCATAGCAAGGTCGTCTTGATTGCCTAGATTCGAGAAGGGCATCCACATCATTAGCGTTGCAAGGTCCGGCTCTATTGGGGCCTGTGGTGGGACCAGTCCTGAGACTGCCGCGGAGCCCTGCGCGTCTATCGTTATATCGTCGGTGAGTCCGAGGTCGCTTTGTGCGAGCGTTGCGTTGACCTGAAACTTGAAATTGTCCGGGGAGAGTAATGCCGCCTGTGCCCTTGCTTGCTGGTCGATTATCGATTTTAGGCGGGAGCGAGCATCGCTTATTCTGCGGACTTCTGTCGGTATGTTCGTGCTCAAGCGCTAAATCGCTCGCATAACTATCGTATGGATATACGTCATAAAGTTGACGTTCTGGGTATGAGCTATTTGCTGGCTTGTTGGATATACGGCCCGCCACTCCATTATCTCGGAGTTGGGATCTGTGCCGTCGCCGTCAAAGCATCCTGATTCGCTAGCCGTGAAGCTTGGATATGTTTCGTCGAAGTAGCCGCATTCTATGATGTCGCTCCCGGCGCTCACTCTAAAGCCGTCGTCGCTGTCCATGTAGGAGCGACCTATTTCCGCGTCCAGGGCGCTGCTCTGCGATGTCGTTGGACTGCTGCCCGTGCCTATTGCAAAATAGGTAAAAAGCTTGCTGGTCTTCATGCAGACGAGTTCTCCGTGCCGTTGTATGCCGTTGTCAGTCATCTTGTTTATTGCGAGCCCTATGGCCTGGGGACTGTGCGAGTGCCAGCCGAATCTTGCCGCATAGAACTGTGCGTCATAGAACGATTTCGCTAGTTTTGGGTCGCTCCTGCATTTTTTGATGAGATCCCGGATGAACGGCTTGTCTTCTAGCCGCCACGAGGCAGCTATATCTATGCCCTCGTAACCTATCACTGAGTACGAGGTAATTACTGGGTTTTTCTCGTCGCCGGCTACCTCTGCGGTCATCTATTCTATACCACCGGCTGGGGCTCTTCCCTAAGAAAGTCGTAATATCCCAATAGCGATACGGTGCAGGAGTTTATACCGGCTGCCGTGCTGCCTGTGGCGGCGCTTCCGCCCTTTGATCCCCACTCATAGCGAACGCTCATAGCCTCGGCATAGCGCTGCTTTAGGGCCGTGAGACCGGAGACGTCGTCGACTATCTGCACAAGCTGGCCGGGGATAATGTCGCTGCCCAAAGGCATAGTGCACTGGGTTAGGTTGTAAATTAGCTTTGGCTTTGCGCTGAACTGCAGGATGGCGTAAAGGTAGCGGTTCATTGTGTCGAAATCTGATATTGCTTGATTGTTTACGAAGCCGTCTACCAATCCCCAGCGGTCTATGCTGCGGGCGTCCCAGGCTACGCTAACATGCGTCAGCGACGAGAAAGCTGCGTAGGAATATGTCGGGCCCGTGTCATTGACTACCCAGCCTATCTCTTCGTTGGTGTCGTCGTCGACCGTGCCAGGGGATTTTACTGCGCTAAACTGGTCGGGCGTATCAAAGTCATTATTGTGATACCAGCGTACCGTGTTGTTCTGGTCGTTTAGCACGCCTATCTGATGCAATATTATCCAATATTTTAGGTTCGGTACGACGTGGACCTTGTCGGCGTAGGTCACGTTGAAGCTGTAGACCGTGCCGGCCTGCGAACCGCTTGGTATATTTTCAAGGAGAATATCGAATTGGCCGACTTTGGCCTTCATGTTAGGGCTCTCTGCCCCGTCGTCGAGCACTATTGAGCCGTGCAAATAGGGATCGCTTGACGTATCGGGCGCTCCTACTCTGCTTAATGACAGGGCGAGATCGCGGAACTTTTGCGAGCCTGGTATGACCATTTGAGCGATGCCCTTGTCGTGCAAAGTCTCAGATCCGCCCGTTGCATTGCTTGCAGAGTTAACGACGGATTGCGCTGATGTTAAAGCAAAGAGGCGATTAGCAAAGCCGTCCTCTTTTCGCATCGAGCGGCCATAGCGTTGCTCGCCTCCTATCATGTACGATGTAAGCGTTGGGTCATCATTGACGTAGTCGGGCGCGGATTTTATTATGATAGTATCGACGTCGGCTCCCGTGTCCGGGAAGCGTAGATAAAAGCGGTTGTCCTTATCGACTCCCCACTCGGCCCCGATCAGACTTGTGATCTGGTCTAGCGCAGAATTGCCGTCGATGTATGGCAGGTAAATAGCGGGCAGGAAATTATCGACGCGGTCCTCGATGCCCGACAGGTCGGTGAAGCCTCCGGACTCTGCTATAGTAGGATGCGCGACTGGCTGCGACGTGGGATCGCTGATTATTGACGTCACGATATTGTTAGCTTGCATGCTAGGATCAAACACAAAGCCCCCCGTGCTTGTTAGCGAAGCTTTCTGCGGGGCTGACTTGGCAAAATTAATGACGCGCTCGTTTACTATGTATTGGCTCCCGTAACCGGTCAGGAGATAGCTTAAGGCATCGCCACGGTTGCGTATATTTTCGTCGTAGCGGCAGACGCCGCTAAAGACCCGGCTGTAATGCGCTGCGTCCTGGCCCTTGTAGATCATGACGCGGTTGCTCATGCCTAGCGTATTTCTGTCCAGCACTCGATCGTAGTCGTTTATGATGCATGACCATGTGCCCGCGGAGCCGACGGCGTTTTCGCAGTCCAGGTATTCCAGGTTAATCGGGTTGCTGCTTGCGAAGCTGTCGTAGGTGAATATCAGCCCCCAGTCCTTATCGTAGATTTCTAGCTTGGGGCTGTAGAGTTTGTAGTACGCGTTAAGGTTGAAGGAGCTACTCAAAACTGGCTAATGTCCTCGAAAATGTTCTTTCTGACCTCGCGCCAGATTTCTCGGCCGGCTAGGTTGACTATTATCGTGATTTCTCTGCCTAGCGCCGCTGCCGCTCCTGCTCCTACTCCGGTCGCGGCTCTCGCGCCCCCTCCTTGAAGGGCCGGAATTAAATTCACGGTCCTATCGAATGTCGGCGTCTCGGTGGGATGTCCCGAGGGGATCGGCGATACGTCTACTCGTTCGGGTCCTGCTTCGCCTATCATGAATAGGTGAGGCGACGATACGACGCCGTGGAAGCCGTGTTGCAGGAAGCCCACGCCTGGGCCCGTCAGGCCCACGGACACGGTTATCGACTTGCCGTGTAGGTTGTCGACTGCTGATTGGACTGAGTGAATCGCCGACATCGCTTGCGAGGTGTTGGCCGTTATCGTGACGGTCTTGTTTGGCAGGTTTCTTATTGCTGTGCCTACTGCTGCGACCGCGTTGGCCGCGCTGTGGGCGGCGGCTACGATATTATTCATTACGCCCTGGGCTTTGTTCTGCAGGTTGTTGAGTGCTCCGGCTGCGTCGTTAGCGCCTGTATTGAAATTTTTATTCAATGACGCGGCTACGCCGGTCGGCATCTTTGCGATGTTGTTCATGATGGCCTGGGCGTTTGCTTGAAGCCCCTGCAGCGAGCCATCTGCGTCTTTAGCTCCCGAGGCAAAGTTGCTGTTCATCGATGAGGCTACGCCTGGGGGCATTGCCGCTATGTTGTTAAAGATGGCCTGAGCGTTCGCCATCAATCCCCTTAGCGAGCCGTCGACGTCCTTTGCTGCCTGTAGAAAAAACGCATTGATCTGGTCCTTTGCTCCCTGGGCCATCTTGGCAATATTGTTAAAGATTGCCTGGGCTTCCGCCTGCAGGGCCTTAAGAGCGGCCGTCGCTGCGGTAGTGTCGATCGGGGTCGCTGCACCGGTGGGCTTCGCGGGCGCGGCGGTTGCTTGGCCTGCTGCCATTGCCGCCCCTATCGTACCTAACCCCCAACCGCCCCGGGCCGAGGGGGCCATCGCGTTCACCTTGGCCATGTTAGCGACAAACGCGTCGGAGAATTTCTTGACGCTCCCGGACATTTGATCCATCGCTCCGCTAAAGACGCCCTGAGTGCTTTGCGCGTTTGATCCGAGCGACTTGACGAGCTCGTTCGACTTGCCAACCGGGGCGAGCATCGCTTCGTACGCCTTCTGTATTGCCGCGCCCCATGCTGCGTCGGTTGCATATCGTTCCGGATGATTTAGAACGTCAAAGAATGGCTGCAGTTTTGCAGTCGCGTCCGGCCCCCATTTACTGAATTGCGACATCATGCCCTGCTCCATGGCTGGGATCGCTCGTTCTAGCGCCGCACGGCCGTCTCCGGATAGGATGCCCTCTATAGCGCCGAACCATCCCTTAGCGGCCTCCTGGGCGTGGCCTATATTGAACAGGTCTTTCTCGATGTCCTTCGGAATAGCTGCGCGTATCGCGGGATCGAGCCCCTTTAGAAATTCCTTGAACGTCTTGGCCTTGCCGGCCTGATCGATAAAGCCCTGCCCTAGCTTCTGCAGATTGTCGTCCATCGCCTTCAGGGCGGCGTTGACTTTGTCAATTGCATCAGGATCGCCCTTCATTGCTGCGATCCAGTCCTCTTGATTCTTCGTGTTCGCTTCAAGTCCAGAGCTTAGGAAGCCTAGCTTATTGGCGGCGTCGGCGATTGATCTATCGAAGACCTGATTTTGCGCGGCTGCCTCACTTGCCTTGTTCATGAAGTCGACGAAGGCAAGTCCGCCCTCGGCTAGTCCCTTTTGATAGGATAAGAACTCGCTTGCTCCTGATTTCAGGTCCGCAGCCATCGAGAAGAGCTTGCCGCGCAAAGTATCGGTGTCGACGGCGAGCTGCTGCAATGCCGCCCGGCCCTGGAGCATGCCGTCAGTCCATGCAATGGCTTGAGCCCTGCCTGTGGATAGCGCAAAGCTTAGCTCGGCCTGTTTGCCCGCGGTATTAGAGAGGGCGACTTGCTGATCTAGTAACGCCTTTGCCTCGTCTATTGCTCCCTGTTTGAAGGCGACAATCTGAGGTACGCCGGTACGGACCTCGTTTGTGTACTCGGCTACTGCTCCGGCACTCTTTGCGACTGCGACCTGGGAATCAAGAAAAGCCTTGCGTTGCTCGTCTATTCCCTGAGCGTACGCTGCGTTTGTTATTGCTCCGCTCTTTATCTGGGCCTCTAGCGTGGCAAGACTCCCGGCGCTTTTCAGGTGTTGCTCCTGCATTGCTTGGAGCGCTGCCTCTTGTTCAAGTACGCCGGCTGTGTAATCTTCTTGCGCGGCCCTGCCCGTGGTCAGTCTCTCGCTCGTGGCCGTGATCTGTTGCTGCAGCTTTGCGTTTGAGGCGTTCACCTTGTCTAGCTCAAGCTGGTAATCCTTGTGTGCGTTGACATAGGAGATTAGGGCCTCTTCGCCCCTGCCTTGGGCCGCGGCGGACTTGAGCATTGCCGCGGGGATTACCATGTTGTGAACCTGGGCGAACTTGAGGGCCTCGTTATACGCTTTGTTAGTCGCTACCTGGGTATCGGTCAGGCTTTTGGTGGTGGCGGCGTTCGTCGATATGAGCTTGAGCGAGGACGCCGAGACGTAATCAATCGCTCCCCCAAGACCAGTCATAGCGGTGGCCGTAGCGGTTACGGTGGGGGAGACAGCGGTAACGGCTGCTGTAACCCCTCCACCAGCGCCGGCAGCGCCGCCACCGACGCCGGTTATTGTGGGCGGAGGGGGGGGCGGCGGACCAGCTGGGAATATACCTCCTCCCTTTTCCCAGATAGCGGGGATCGGCTTCTCTGCTCCGGGAATTGGAGCCAGAAGCGAAGGCGGAACCTTGGGAAGGGGAGCCGAGAGCTTAGCAATTAGCGCGTCCCAGGCTTTGGATATTGGACTAATGACGGTGGTTTCGAACCACGACGCGAGTCCTCCGAATGCCAACTGGAAGCCGGCCTGGACGACGCCGCCTAATGCGTGAAGTCCTTTATTGAGGCCGTCGACGAAGTTGTTAAAGTCCACAAGCATGGCGGCCCACATTTGCTGCATGCCTTTAACGTTGGACGCGCTGTTATCGGCCATCATCTTGCCGAGGTCAAGCCAAAACTTCTGATAGTTCTCGGTACGAAGATCGGTGCCCAGCGAATTGATCTGCTGAATCCATCTTCTCAGGTTGTCGCCTGACTCGGTCGCAAAGTTCACGACGTCCTGATTCATGCCGTTAAAGCCCTGTTTTGTGTCGTTGCCGGTGAGGCCGACTTGTTCGCCCAGAGCCTTTATTGCGATTAGAAGCGGCTGCAAGAACGGCACGGCGTCGCCTATTGCTTTGCCCGCTGCGTTTAGTGCATCTCTGAAACCAAAGGCGTTCGTTGCTACCAGGGTTAGGACCGTGGCAAGGGCGCCGATACCGATTAAGGCAATGCCAACGGGCCCGGTAATGAATGACGTTAGGCCGCCGCCAGCGCCGCCTATCGAACCTTGCAGCTTCGACCAAAGTCCTGGGGCCGACGATATTGCGGACGCAAGGCCGCCTATTACGGACAAAGCTTGCGGTGCTATCTGCGTGGCAAAGTTAGCCATCGCCTCGTTAGCGCGTTGTTGGGCTATGGTTGCAGTCTCTTGGGCCGTCTGGACCTTGTGATGCTGCAGCTCTAGCTTTTGCAGCGTCAGGTTGTACGCCTCCGTGCCAGTCAGTCCCTTAGCCTGCATTTCGTTAACCTTGGCCTGCAGCTGTTGCTCGGTAATCCTGGCCTGATTGAGTCGATCCGAAGACCGCTGAGCTATAGTCTGCGCTTTTTCTAGCGACGTGTAAGACGTAACCATCCCCAGGATGCCGGCGCTTACTGCGGTAAAGCCGCCGACCAGGCCGACCATGCTTTGCGAGAACGTGTTAAATTTCTGCGCTGCTGTCTGGGTCTGCTCACCGGATTGCTGAATTTTCTGGTTAGTCTGATCTAGGACCTGAGTTAGCTGCGTAGCATCGCCCCGGAGTACGACTGTAGCTGTGTACTCGCTGCTCATATCATCCGAAGTGTCTGCCCGTAAAGCCGAACATTTCGCTTATCCTCATGGAGATAGCCTGTTGAAACGCTGGGTAAGCTGTCATGAATCCCGACTGCATGAAATGCCGGCCGGCCATCCTGCTAGTCCCGAATTCGACATAGCCGGCGTATGAGGCACTAGCCACTAGCTTCACTTCAGTCGGGCCGGTGTTTTCGATATGAATTGAATTGCGCAGGAATCCGGTTCTTACCGGGCAAACCTGCTTAGCTTCTTGCTGTGCGATGTTAATGGCGTACTGTAACGCGTACGGTATTACCTCGCTTTGTACGAGCGTCTTAGCCTCGCCTAAGCCGGCGGCTATCTTGTCTAGCCCTACCCACTCCATTGTGACGGTCATCTTAGTTTTGGTGGCGGCCTCCTTGGTGGTTGTTGTTCTTGATCCTTGCCCATTTCCTTATACATCCTATCAGCGTCTCGGACCATGCGATCCATTTCATAGAGCGCTTTGATGTGCTCGACGCATGGCTCCTTTGTTAGGCCCCATTGCCACGGCATTAGCCTAAGCCTCTTCCAGTATGCGAACATTGTCACGTATTTCGTTTCAAGCGGCGTAAGCTCTTTGGAAAGCTCTTCGGCCTCATCTCTTAGGTATATGAGCGATTTGATTGTCCCTGAGAGTTTGGGACGGATATGATAGTCCTGTGGCTCATTGCGTCGCAAGCATCGCGCAGCTGCGTTCGGTCTGCTTGGTTAAACTTGGTCTTGCTCATTCGGAAGAATATCTTTGACATGTAATAGTAGGCCCGTGCATCTTTCTCGATAACGGACGTCCTGATCTTGTTCATCTCGTCTTCTGGCACGCCTTTGCCCGGTTCGCTATTGAGGACGCGGTCGCGAGCGTTTTGCTCTGCCGTGGCTAGGTCGGCTCTGAGGTTCTGCATGATATTCCACTGGTGAGTAGTGCAATCGTTTGCTCGAAACGTTTCCTTAACGGGCTTGCCGGCTATTCCGTCGCCTATCGGGAGGTCGGCATCTGGGTCGTCAAGCTCCGGGGTCGGTGGGAATACATCGATCTCGAATGAGTCCTTGAGTGCGAGCTTTGCCAGGTATTTGGTCTTGTCGGCCGACAATGTGCCCCAGTACCGATCAAACTCGCTTTGGATAAAGCCGGGGAATTGCTGCTTATCGAATAGGACGCCCTTATCGTCGTCCTTGCCTTTCTCTTTATTATCTTCGCTCTTTGTTGTTGTTGGAGCGCTATCGCTAGACATCGCTTGGTTGTAGCTTGCGCTAAAAAAAGAGAAGTTAACGGGCTATGTGAGGCTCACGACGGCCCCAGCTAGCAGCACTATGACGGCAATTATCGCAATGACGGCTATGATTATGCTTATCCTGTCATTGCGCTTTACGCCGATGTAGAGCCAATAGGCTAGTATGGCTAGCACTATTATCTCGATTATCTGGACGACGCTGACCATTTGCGTTTACTACTACTAGGTGTGTGATGATAGCGTAACGCCTCTAGCTCGCCCCGTCCATTGTTCCATCACGAAATCGTTGGTGCCGGATGCCTGGCTCCATTTGTAGTCTCTGATGGATGCGTTGTTGAACGTGGCTATGTAGTACGTCCCTGCAACCACGGCCATTGTGTAGATCATGGTCCTGTCGATAAGGCCGCTCATATCGCCCAAAAGTGTGCCGTCTTTGGTCCACGTGCCAAAGCTAAATGTGACGTCTCGGTTGCCTGGCGCTGCGTACTCAAATGATGCGGTCCCGTTGGTCTCGACTTTAATGACGTTCTGGCTGACGTCGAAGTTAAAGTCCTTGATTGGATAGGTAACGCCGTTCCAGGATAAGGGGTCCTGCCCGGAGGTTATGCCGGTCCAAGGATCTGCAGCCGACGGTGTGCCAAACGTGGGCGTTGTTATTGGGGCCTGTAATGAGGCCGCGTAGTCGACTGCCGTCTTTGGAAAGAAGCTTTGAGTGACAGAGAAGCCGGCGGCTCTGCTAATTTTGACAGAGATTTTGTCGCAAAGGCAGCCGAGGAATTCGACGTACTTTTCGACTCCGTTTAGTAGCACCGACTCGACAAAGCAAAGCGAAGCTGCTGACGTGCCTACGCCGACGGGGTACTCTGTCCCGTATTTCATTAGCGTTATGTCGCTTGGTATGTAGGATAGATCGATGCCGTGCTCGATGCCGAGCTGCACTTCTGATTGTACGTCTCGACTGCCTACATAGCGCGTGTCTAATACTTGATCCGTTCTGCTGACCGCAAGGGTCGATAAATTGCCGGCCATCTTGAAGACCGGACTTGCTGGCGGGACTCCGATCGTCGTTTCCTCCACATACTGCGGGGGCTTGACGACGCTCCACGGTCCTATAGGGATGAATCCGAATGTCATGTTTGTTGTTTGTTTTGAATCGCAAATCCGCTTGTGACAACTAAGCAAAATTGAGGTTTGCCGCTGGGATCATATTCTTCGAAGATCGTGACGGCCTAGCGCGGCTGCTTGAATCGATACATCTGGGCTTTGATTACATGTTTTGCTTGGACGGGAAATTCCCGAACCGTCCGGGTAAGACCGACCTGTCCGCGGACGGCAGCCGCGAGGTTGTGAAAAGCTATAGCAACGCTATCTTGCTAGACGCGCCGTGGCCTGAGCCACAAAAGCGGGCCGAGTATCTGCGGCTATGCGCAAAGTACGGATGTGACTATCTTGTAATCCTTGACACGGACGAGTACGCGCAGAATGCAGATAGGGCGAGTTGGCAGGCCTTCAGGGAAGAGGCGTACCGTGTTGTACAGCTCCAGTATGCTGGTCGGCACCATGTATTCTCTATCTATATCCAAGTTGCGGCGAGGGCGTACGATAACCAAGTTAGACATGGCGACGTCTGGATGAAAGAAGGCGACGTCGAGTACTCGCACTATCCGCGGCTTTGGTATCAACCGTATAACTTGGAGTACTACAAGGGCGCGCACTATTATTATCGCATGAAGGACCCGACGCACCTTTATCATAAAGTGCCTCAAGTGCCTAGCCTCGAGATTATCAAGTCCGTGAAGTTCCGTCACGACCATGAGCTGCGTACAGCCGAGCATCAAGACGCTCGGCAGCAATATCAAAAGTGGCTTGTGCCCTATGAGGCGAAGTTAATTCACAGATGGGACGCGACGCATAAGCCCGTTTAATGACGATAGCAGATCCTACGGAGCTTAGGGCGCTGCTTGGTAATCCAGGCACGGGCCTAGTATCTGACGCGGAGATCACAGCAGCTATTGCTTTTGGGGACTCGGAGGTCTTGAGGCGTGTTGGTGCGGTCCCGGATCCTAGTAATCCCGAATACCCAACGTTTCAGACTGCAAGCGAGCAGTTTGCCTTGTTTATGATCAATAACAAATTCCCGGTACAGGCCGCTAATGCAAAGAACTCGCTTAACGCAGCGATCGCTCTCTGCGATAACATTATTGCGCGTGACACGGACGTCGATCCGCAAACAGGCTCGCCTATGATCGAGGTCGGCGACTATCAGACTTACCCGCTTAATCCTGACGCCGTCTACAGGTTCGAAACGAAATCGCGCGGCGGTGCTATGCCATCATATGCCGATGTCGTTTATGGCACGTGGATTCTCTGATTGGCTAAGATCCTAGTCACATCCGGCGCTAACTCCGACCTCATGGGTACGAACCGGGCTAGGGACATACTGCTCGATTACATTATCGATAATTGGGATGCTGGCTTTTCTCCGAACATGCCGGCCGTTGATACTGTGAAGTGGAGGACGTGGTGGACTGGTACGCCAGGTCTGCATGTTGCTGCGACTGAGATCATTAATCAAGTACAAATCCAGGCCTTGGGACTGATGCCTGGCCTTATTGCTTATCGTAGCCTTGTGGTGCTGGATATGTTCGATATGTCTATGCAGTGGATTTACCCTCCGGGCCTAGCAGCCGCGTCGGCCTTTATCGAGCAGCTGGTGCAGACGAACGAGGACGGCTTGAAGGGCTCTGGCATACAACAAATGCAGCTGTTCCGGACCATGGAGCTAAAGGAGCAAGATCCTGCGTCTAACGTGTTTCATCATTCGATTGACGTGCAGCTTATTTATGCCAAGGCCGCCGTGACAGTTTAGATAGTCCTTGCGCTTTTATTTACCTGGCTGAGATCACGCGCTTCCGTGAGAATAGCAATGGAGGGAACTCGGTTGCTATTGGTGGTCGTACGTAGGACGACTTACCGCAGCCGTACGGTTTCGCTGTTGATGTCGGTTGATGTACAGCTCATCTATACGAAGGCCGCAGTAGTCGTCTAGGGTTATTTTTGGTATTACAGATTGATGCCGCCATAGCAATAGGGCAAGACCTGAGCATCGTAGCCTTTGCGGCTCTGCTTGTCCGGGTTTCTGGGTGGTG